GTTGCAAGTATCTACAACAAACTCAATCATGCCTTTTTTCTCTGCTAAGATTTGTTTATAATCATCATCTGATTGTTGATGCTTTGAGATTTCAATCATCACTCCCTCAATTGAAATTTCAATGTCTTTCATCTTTGCAGTTTTATTTAACCAGCGTTTATCATGTTGAAGTTGATTTGCATATTCTTCACGCACTCCATATTTTTCAACCATCTTTTCGATAAACTTATTGATAGCATCTGTTTTAGCTTGTGCCTCTTTTTCATCAAAGTATTTGATTTGTTCTGCAAGTGGCTTTTCTGCATCGTAAACAACTTTCAATACTTCATTTACTTCTTCTTCAAATAACTCAATAGGTCTTTTGAGTTCTCGTTTTTTCTCTTTACAGAATTTATCAAGCGTTGTTCTGTACTTAACGATTTCATTTTTAGCACTTACCATGTCCTTATAGTTTTCTTCTGTTACTACAAGTCCTTTATACTTTTCTAACTGTGCCTCAAAATAATTTTTAATTTCGTCTTTATTCCATTTGAATACTTGTTCGTTTTGACTAACAATAGGTGTTAAATTAATTTCCATTTAATTCTCCTTATACTTGTGATAGAATATAAGTAGAGATATTTCATATACTCTCTACTAAGTCCGTTGAAACTTCTTCTAAAACTTTTCACAACGGACTTTTTTCTTTTCGTAATTTTGAATATCATCTAACCAATATCCAACTAATATCCACACCACCATGCCTAGCATTGTTTGACAAAAGAATGTCCAAAAGTCTATCAACTAATATCGCTGCAATGGTGCGCAGTGCGTAACACAACTTAATCATGTAAATCTTCTCCTACGATCACTAGCATTTGGCTGGTGATTTTTTTTATTTCACTCTTTAACTTATGGTTTTCTTTCTGTAAGCTATCAACCTCTGCTTTCAACTTTCTATATGCCATTGGTGTATATTCATCATCTAGTCCTATAAGGCTTTCAACTTCCTTTTTGCTGAACCTAACTCCAGCTACACCTTTTATTTGATGAAGTATGCCTTGGTTTCTCATGTTATATACACTTGTTTCTGTGCATTTAAAAAGTTTCGCTACATCTGATACTGTGTAAACTAAACTTTCAACTTCACTCATATATCACTCTCCTTACCAAATCGTTTTTAATTTCATCATGCGATCTTTTTTGTTTGTTCCTAAGTAAAAGGTATTCGCAAATTCACTTTCCATTTTTCTGCACTCAGCAATCAAAGTTTGTACATCCATTGTGTTTAGCAAATGTTCATAGTGCCATAACGCTTGTTCGTATTCACAAGGAAACTGCTCAATAAGAAAATCGCCCAAATTACATTCAGTATGAAATTTTGCGTAAACATCTGTCAGTAATCTTGTTTTCAATCTATTTGCCATATTATGTTTTAATTGGTTGATAGTAATTTGTGCTAATCTCATATTGAATACCTCTTGTAATTACAGTTAAACTGTAATTTTAGTGTAAAAAAATATTACAGAAAAATAATTCTGTGGTACGGAACACCATATAAATTTTCAATCTTTTTCAATACATGAACATCAGGGGAAGATTTCCCTTTCTCATAATTGATTAGCGTGTATTCGCTAATACCCAGCATTTCTGCTGCTTTCTTTTGAGTTAGTCCAGCATTTACTCTAGCTGCTTTTAAGGTCATTCCATCTTGAACAAATGTTTCTTGTGTCAATTTATCACCTCGCTTTATCTATTTGTTGATTGTATTGTATTACAGTTAAACTGTAATGTCAACAGTTTTTCTGTAAAATCTAAAAAAAATAATTGATTTTTTTACAGTTTAAATATATGATATAGATAGTAAATAAAAATTTTAAAAATCACAGAGAGGTGAAAGCAATGAGTGATTTAGGAAATAAAGAAATATTCGCTAAAAACCTAAGATATTATATGAATTTATATAATAAGACTAGAAATGAAGTAGCCAATGATAACAACGTATCATATACAACTCTTGCTAGTTGGTTAAATGGTGATAACTATCCACGCATTGATAAGATTGAAAGATTAGCTAATTATTTTAGAGTGAATAAAGCTGATTTAATAGAAGACAAATATTCTGACAAAGAACCATATTATAATGATCCATCCGTTACAGAATACGCACAAGCGGTAAAAGATAACCCAAATCTTAAATTACTCTTTGATGCAAGTAAGGATATGTCCAATGATGATATTGATTTTGTAATCAACACTATTGAAATGTTAAAGAAACGTGAGGGCAAATAATATGGAACTACTATTCTCTGTTATATCTATAGTTGCTTATTTCTTTGGTTATCCTACTGTTGCAGGTGTTGTAGGTATCATAGCCACTATATTTTTTGTATCATTCTATTCTAAACGAGATAAATCTTATGAAGTTTTTGCTCCGTGGTTAATCATTTCAATTCTACTAAATGTATTATTTATTAATTACAAACCTAATTTTGTGTTAAGTATCGGAACAGTTTCCTCTATGTCAATATGGATAACATCTGTATTAGCTTGGATATTACATTCAATCACAAATAAATAATGCGAAAATTTATACACATATAATGAGATACAATACTCCCATAAGGGGGTTAAGTATATGAATATAGTTTTGATTTACACTAAGTTAAGACCTACACAAACTGCGGTATTAAAACTAAACGATGATGGCACTTACACCATTCTCGTTAATAGCGATAAACCTATTGATGTACAACGCAAGGGTATACTACATGAGATAGGTCATATATTAAATGATGATATGTATAGTCATGCTCATATTGATTTAATAGAACGCATGGCACACGCAAGGGAAATAGAGTTTGAGGGCATCAACTTCTACACACATATATTATGAGGTGAATTATGCAATACAATTTCACTATCAGAAAAAAAGATAAAGGGTTTCAAATCATAGTCGCATACAAAGACGGCTATAAGTGGAAACAGAAATCTAAACAAGGGTTCAAAACAAAACGTGAGGCTAAAGAATTCGGACACGTTATAGTTAAAGAGTTAGACAAAACCGCACTACTCACAAAAGATACAGAATTAAAAGAATTAACTTTCAAGGAATTTGCGAATATGTTCCTTGAAATAAAAAAGGCACACGTTACGCATAATACATTAGTTATGTATCGTCATGCGGTGTGTGCTTTCAATTCTATTCACAATATGAAATTGTCAGATGTTAAGCCACTACATATCCAAAATGTAATAAACAAAATGGCTACATCACCTACTACCATTAATTCGTATTATAAGGTAGTAGAAAGGATATTCTATATAGCGATAAACCCATACAAGATAATTTCAGATAACCCATGTACTGGTGTTAGGTTGCCACGCATTGAGCGAAAAAGTATGATCCACACGATTTCCGATGAGGAATTAAACCAATTCGCAAAGTTCATGCGTGAGAAATATCCACAAGCATATTATTTCTTACAAATAGCACGATATACTGGCATGAGGTTTAGTGAGGTATATGGTTTAACTTGGAATGATATATCCCTAGAAAATCGCCAAATTCATATCAACAAGCAACTTTCTTTCCGTAAAGGTGTTATTACCTTTGAGAAAACCAAAACCGCCAATTCGGTGCGAATTTTGCCAATTCCGCCTATATTGGAGAATATACTTATAGAGTATAAATCACATGAGTTAGAGTTTGAACATGACCTTGTATTAAACCCATACAAGAAAAATGGTGTTAAATGGCAAATAAACACATACTTAAAACGCTTTGGAGATAACCTATCAGCACATAACCTTAGACATACTTATGCTACAAAGCTATTAGCCAATGGCTTAGATGTGAAAACTGTATCATCATTACTAGGCGATACGCCTGCAATGGTGATGAAAACGTATCTACACTACAATAATGAAATGAAAGCAGCAGCATCAAATGCAGTTGCTAATATTTTTAAATAAAATTTTTGACGATTTTTGACGAATTAGATATTCAACCATCAAAAGATACAGTAAACAAGCACTTCTTTACATTTACAATTTTAACGATCATAAAAGGTTATATTGCTTGATTTTATTTTAAATTTCAAAATAGGTTGTAATAATCAAAGTTTTATATTGTGGTTTTCTAAAACAATTACAGAAAATATCATATTTCAAAATCAATTTTTGACGAATTTTTGACGGCAATAAAAAAGAGGGTAGCAATTACGCTACCCTCAATTTGTTTATCTAGTTCTACTCACAAACCATACTCCAACTGTCAACTAACAGTTGATTGTTGCAATCCGTGCAACTCGGAGATATTTGGATCACCTACCATCTCACAACTTTTACTAATGCGGATGCACCTTTAAATTCTGAACCTTTAAAGTGCGCCAACCCCTCAAATCGTTTATCCTCATATCCTACTGTTTCGTATACCTCACCATTAGTCATTACTGTTACACCAGCTAATATACTATGCGGTTTATCTAGCTTAATTTTATAAACATCTACTTTTTGTTCATCTGTGTTAGCTACTACTGCCGTTCTATCAGATATTTCTGTAGCTGCTTTAGGTAAATTAGGGTTGCTATGTGCAATATCCTGTTTAACCTTTTCTGCAGCTTTTTCTACAGTAGGTGCTTGTGTGTAATAAGTCGCTACTGGTTGAGTTCTTTCCTTAATGGAAATAACTTCTTGTGCTTGTTGTTCTGTTACATGAATAGCCTTTGATAATTCTATAGGTGATTTAGCTTGTTGTTGTGTAATTACAACAGGCTTTTCAATCTGTTTTTGTTTATACAGATGATAGCACCCCATACACACTAATATAAATATAAACATCGGAATTAGCACCTGTGCGGTGCGTTTATGTGCTTTGATATAAGTTAGTACCTTACGTAGATAAAACATTCACCTATGCCCCCTCTACCTCTTCCATTAGCATTTTTAACGCTTTGAATTTCTCATCGGAAAATCTATTGTTTAGGCTATCCCTTAATGCACTACTATTCCATTCAAGGCTCATGCACGTATCATAGATGCCAGCGATAAGGTCATAATCAAACCGCTTATCATCAATGTAGGATAAGTTAGGCAACTCAATATTCAATGCCTTTTCCATTAGCTTTAATGCATCGTTGAACATATTGACGATTTCACCAGTACCATATTGTACCGCTCTACTCCACACTACATCCTTTAATGCATCAGAATGCTTTTCTACATTAAACATATTTTGTCTTAGGTACTCACACGCTACATCGTAGTATGCGGACTTGATATAGTCATGCTGCATTTTCTCAAAGCCTACCGCATCAAGTGTACCTAGTTCTTGCCACTTAGCAATAAAGCCATCAGAATTGATTTCTCCACTATCAATCAAGGCTCTTGCATAATCTGTGTAAAATCCACCTTGTTTTAATCCCCATCCTAAAAATGCATCAACACTACCACAATTACTTGCTAGTTGATACGTACCATAAGAGATACCGCCTACATCATTGTAACCGCTAGATACACACGCTGGATCACCATTACTTTCATATTCAGCACTTAACTGTCCTAATTCAGCCATTGTAATTACTCCTTTTCTTTGTCATTGCTACCCCCATTCATATATTGGGAACGTTTAACACCGCCAGTAGCACCGATATAACCACCTAACACACCAACTATTACGCTTGCCAAATCTTTTTGTTCAAGATAAATAGTCATGATTAGTGCGGCTGCAAGTGCTAATAAAGTTATAGTATCTTCATAATGAATTTTCATTTAATCGCATCCTTTATTGATTTAACGAACGCTATCAACTCTTTAACTAAACTCATTGCACGTTGAAACCATGAACTTTCCACAAATTCAAGTTCAATCATATTTTCTACAATAGATGCTAACTCAACCATAATAGGTACTAAGTACAACAATGTAGACAAGAACACATCAATGCGACCTAGCATAGGAATATCCACATCCGGCAATGTTAATAGGATGAATGATAAGAGGAATAACCAAGGATAAGACTTAACTAATTTCTTAGTCATATCTGCTCGTAGTTTTCCGCTTACTAAAAATCTACGTTGCTTACCATTAACTTCAACACTCGCCCATCCTCGCCATATAATCGCAAGGAACATATTCTTAATGGTTAATTCTCTATTAGTAGCCAAATTAAAATTGCGTGCCTCAACTAAGACACGCAAGAATGTATCAACAAATACCAATACAACACTTGTAAATATGGCTAGTGAAATTCGCACTGCCTCTGCTACGTTAAATCCCTCAACCATGAAAGGTGCTAATACAACTTCAATCATTCTTACTCCCCAATTCGTTCGATTTTTATAGTAAATTTATCATTTTTTATCCCAAAATCACCACTCCACCCATGAATATTAAAGTATACTTTCATAATAGGTTGGTACAAATTTTCAGTCCTTACATTTACCTCAACATCCATTGAGGTATTAATTGTAAAATCATTAACGTGTTCAGCATTATAAACACTCTCTCTATAACTAACAGTCGCTCTATATCTACCTTTAGGCAAGTACACAAACATTTTTTCTGTACCTCTAATATCTGTAGGATACTTTTGCCAATTCCAAGTACTGAATGTTATAGGGTTTGTTTGTATATAACTTTTAGCACCATTTGATGTATGTTGCACCACAAGGGCGGTTTTATCACCGCCCAATCGTGCATAATATGTTTTTCCATTAATAACTATTGGTAGTCGATTTTCGCCTACATCACGCAAGTTATCAGTCAGTCTAAATGTTAATGTATCGTTACCTTTTTTAATGTTTAAACTAGGCATTATTCAACATACACCTCATTTCCACCATTAGCGCTCCACAATTTCAATCGGCTATTTAATGATGTTTGTACTCTACCCCAAGATTTCCATTTATCAGCCATAAACATTCTGTGGTATGTTTCACCATTGAACGCATGGAATGTTTGGTCTATCATCTTACCTTTGCCAAAGTTCATTACAATTAACATACCTTGTTTATGCGAACGTGGTGGATTATTAGCACCACCATCAAAGTTGATTTCAATAGCACCTTGTTCTGTGAATGTGTTCCAGTCTTTCGCTGCATCAACTTTAGAGTACGGAAAACCTAACTGGTCTACTTCTGTTTTCTTAACAAAGTTATCGTCTACATCCTTTTTCTTATAAATTGCCGTTCCGTAATGTTTGGTGGTAAGTACTGTGAAACTATCTGTACCATCATAGTGTTTAAATTCCTTACCTTTAACAAACGTATTAACGGAGTTATCGCCAAGTTCTACGTTACCGCTAGTAGATACCTTAGCCATACCAACACCATGTCCGTCAGGTTTATAACCCTCGATTAAGGTGTTGTTAGCCATTTTAAGTGCGCCATTTAATGTACCGCCTGTTAGTTTCAAGTAATCAAGCGTTGCCAATCGTGCGGTATTGATGGAGTTTTGATAGTCCTTATTTGGATCACCAACATAAATATCAACTTGGTGTCGCTTGTTTGGTTTTTCTGTTAAAACTGCAAAATAGAATTTGCCTTTGTAATAAGCTATATCTTCGATTTCAGTAGTTCTATTGATTTCAATAATCTGTTTAACTGTGCCAAATGGTGTACATTCTACCAAGCTCCCAAGCGTTGCACTCATGATGCAACCATTCAACATGAAAGCACCATTGTTATTGAAATCATCATATTCATAATCGACTTGATATGTTTTTAGTTTCTTGAAATCATCGTTGTATAAGTTGATTTCTCGTAATCGTTGTTGACCGCTAATAGGTACGATGCTCACATAAGTTCGTGTGATTGGGTCATATCCAATATTAAATACACGTTCATTCAATGTGATAGTACGTTCATATTGCATTGTATCTGCGTTAAGTACTGTTAAGTTGTTACCATTTTTCAAGCCGTTTGCAAGATAAATCTTATTAGTGTTCTTGTTGTAGCACATAGTATTACAATGACCCATCTTATCAGGGTCATTAAATTTGTAAGTGCCTACAATCTCAAACGTGGATGAATTGAGTTCATATAACACTTGATTAGTGCCATCACCATTAATACATGCTAATACAAACACATTCTTTTTATCGTTGTAGGTGAACCCCTGACATTGGTTGACCTCATCGCCGTATTGAATGTTTTTCACAAAGGCAATGTTGGATGAACCTTTTAACATTGGTGTTTCGGTAGGGTAAAACGGCTTGATGTTGTTGTATGTACCCATATCCATGACACTGTCAACAGTATTGAAAGTTAGATGTTCATTAATTTTGTAGATTCCATTAGGTACTAACAATATCTTATTTTTAAGATTGTCATTAGCACGTTTAAATGCTGCGGTATCATCCGCTACACCATCACCAACTGCCCCAAAGTCTTTTACGGAAACGATGCCGTACAAGCTATCTTTAGGAATAAACTTTGTATCGGCTTCGGTTTTTGTAATCAAACCACCGCCATTAGGCAAGGCGATTTGTTCAGCTTTACTTGCTGCCATTTCTGCACGTTTCGCCGCATCTGTTGCCTTAATTGCGTTACTTGCGATTGATGTTTGTTTATTATCAATGTCTGTTTTTAACGTGCGTGCTTGACTAACCAAATCATTAATATCTCGTTTATCGACTGTAGTTTGACCTGCGTAAGCCTTAGCATCTCTCACTAATCGCTCTGCAGTAGCAACATTCGTAGAGGCTGTATCAAGTGCCGTATTAGCCGATGCCAATTTATCATCAACAGTCGATGCTATCGTTTTGATTTCTTCGCCCAATCGGTTGATTATATCTGCATTAGCATTAATCTTATCGGACTTTTCGGAAATTACATTCATAGCATTAATGGCATCATTAGCTGCTTTTACAGAACGCTCAACAATATCTTTTGCAACTTCATTTGCATTCTTATCACTATCTACACGAATTTTAAGTGATCTATCTAAATCAGCTTTCATTTCTTGTAAGATAAGTACAATCTTATCCGTTGCGTGTTCGATATTCTCGAATGGGTATTCGTCAGGCAAATCCATATCTTGTGAGATTGGTGTTTTACGCTCCAAGATAACCTTTTGTCCTACGGCTAGTGCATCCCCATTAGCTGGGTAAATTACCGATTTGGTGCTTTCGTCATAATCGATATTGCCTACTTGCACCGCCTCTGTACCATCTTCATCAACGATAGTTAATTTAATATCCTCGATTTGCACGAAATCGTAAGGGAAAATAAAACGCTTATTTACCCCATCGCATTGATACGTTACAGATGGTCTAAGTACTTCTGGTGTCAATTTAACATCCCCTTTCAGTTGTATATAAATAGGACTACCCTTTTGGATAGTCCTTATTTATCAATGTTTCTTTTTATCTTTTTTAGTTTTAAGTCTACGGTCAAACATGATAGCCATGATTACATCTTCTATAGCTGCATCAGTATCTGTGAACGCATATTTAGCTAATGTCCATAAGCCGTCAGTAACAGTATCACTAAAACCAGTTGCCCTGTTCGCCAACTGACTAAGACTTCTACCTACATCAATACCATCTTTTTTATCGCTTACAATAGCGATACTAACATCATAGAATTTTTCTGCAATGCTTGTAGCTAATACTGTATTTCCTTTGTTATAAGGTCTTTCTCCCAATACAAACTTCATAGCCATATTGGTTATATCCCTAACTAACGGAATACCCATAGTACCTTGTGCGACTAATTCCTCAATAAATGACTTAGCTAAATCTTCAGGCTTATCATCATCACCATTCGTCATAGCTTTGTATGCCATCATGCCTACAGCCTGTGAAAGCAAAGTCCACCATAGCATTTTAACGAACCTTGCATAATCACCTGTATCTTTTCGTGCGTAGTTACCCTCTGTAATGATGTTATAAAGCGTATTAGCGTAGGAATAGAATGGTACGAACATTTGCATAACAGAACTTCTAGCACGTTGAATAGCAGCAGCATCTTTAGTATCACCACTACCAAATATATCTCTGACTGCTCTATCGCCAGCTTCGATTGATTGTTGTTCTATCCATTCAAGACTTACACCCTCTTTACCAATTAGTTCCGCTTGCT